CTAATGGACTACCAGCCAATGCTCTGTTTTGTGCAGCCTGTAATGCAGACTGTGTTTGTGAACTAGGTGATACATAGGTTTGGTATGGGTAATACTGTGGAGTATCTGATTTGTATAGTTGTTTTGCTTCTTGTAAACCATACTCAACAAATGGTCTAACAGTTGGATCTAACTGCTGTTGCGTGGTTTGTGAGCTTCCACCGCCTCCGCCCTTAAATAGCTGTCTGCCCATTTTGCCATTGTCGATAGACTGGTTGCCATCTAACTCTGGGAAATAATCGTAAATCATAATTTTAACTCCATTAGTGTATATTTAGGTTCTAATTTAAATTTCTTTCGCCATAATCTGACGATGCCTTCTTTTGCAGTAGAACCTTGAACTCTAGTCCCACCGTTGTTTCTTACCCATGTTAAGAATTGTTCCCAACATTTTTGATTTGTCATACCACCGATATATGTAATATATGCAACTCTGTCATTAGGATAATTTACCCATTGAACAGTAAATGCACATTCACATTTATCACCATTCATAACAAGCAGTAATACAGAGTTACCTTGTGCTACAAATTGTCTTAATTGGTCTATAGTAAATTCACCGTTTCCAGTGTCTATAGCTCGTTGTAAGTGTTGTTCGGCAAGATGCCAAAATTGGTGAATATGTGTTGTAGGAACTACAAATAGGTTAGTTTCCATAAGAGAAATCCTAGATATATACTACCCTATTATAACATACATAAACTGTAAATCGTTAGCATGACCACCGCCATGATTCCTATGTGTAATTGTAAAACTACCTTTATTTCTTGTGCTAACATACATATGAGGAATTTCTATTGCTGCATGGTCAGTTAAAGGCATAAACAAAATAAATGAATTAAACCCTGCTCGTTCATCATTAATTGTTGTAGATGTGGCACTGTCATTTAATTCCATTTCGCCTGTATTATTTATTTTACCAGTTAATATCTGATTGGTAATTTCTGCAATTTCACGAGTTGTTGCATACTGTGGTTGTAGTCGTCTATATCTACTAACTGCCATTATCGGTTACCTTGTGGTTTAAAGTCTACATCGATAGAAGTTGCGTTTGTCCAGTTACCAGTAGGACTGATAGAGAAACGATGATAACGACCTGCACTACGAACACTTGCACGACCTTCTTGAGATGTAGTTACAGATGAACCAAATTGTATATTGTCGTCTAATTCTTTTCTTGATGCGACTTTAATATTTGCACTACCATTGTCTATTTGTGGTCTAACAAGTGTTACTACAGAGTTATAACCAGCCTCTAAATCAGGTGTAATAATTTCTGAATTATAATTAGATCCTGTAAAAGTCACAATTTTTGCATCTTTAAAACCTGCAAATAAAAACTTACCACCAACCCATAATCGATCATCTAATGATGCAGGTAATGTTTCTATATTTGTATATCCTAATGTTAATTCTAAAGCTTCTAACGTATATCCTGTTGTTGTAATACTACCTACACCTGAAGTTGTTGTAATCACCCTAGACCATTTACCAAGTTGCCAGTTATAAACAAGAATACTTCGACCGCCGTCTACGTTAGCATAGTTCCATACAACAAGTTTTTTAATAGGGTCTATAGATGCTGACATAGAATCTAAAGATGTAATGTTTGCATCGTTAAAAAAGTATCTGTCTATTTTTTCTGTACCAATACCTGTCACTGTTTGACCATCACATTTATAAAATCCGTCATCAGATAAAAAGAATGTAGTTGCACCATATTGTGCAATAGAATTACCTTCTAAACACCCTAGTCCTCTTGAGATAGTATCAAACTGGAAAAAGAGTGGGCTGCCAGAATATGACATCCTTATAATTGCTTTTTCTAAAAACACAAGTCCAATTTCACCCCCTGATAAACCAGTCACATTTCCCCCATCAGGAATAATCTGATAATCTGACTGTGATGTTGTTCCAGAAACCCAATTTGTCTCATCGTTTATATCCGACCAGATTATTTTGTTTGGTTCTGCCGTTGCTCCAATATTTGCCGCAACTACAAAATCACGAACTACGGTTACATATTTAGCTATCGGAGCATTAGCATTTAAGTCTGCAAATGATGATGATGTACCAATAGTCCATGCTTGTAATTTAGATTGATTATTAGCGGCAATAACAACTTTACCAAACTGTGTAAATTTCCATGTGTTTCCAGTATACCCACCTAATTTAGAAACATCATCTAATCCTAAATCTGTAGCATCTAATTTAAATAGTTTAGTTGCACTTCCTGCAAATATAGCAACTTCATCACCATATTTAGATCCAAATACAGAATTTAAGTTTTCACTAGCATCGCTAGAAAAATTTTCTTCGTTAGCAAAAGGGGCATAACCTATAGAGGTAGGGTATACATTTTTTGCATCTCTTAATGATGTTACAGACGGTTGGTCTGGTAACCATTCTTCAAATTGGACTCTAGTACCCATTCATTAAGCTTTCATGATAAATGCAAGTGCATAGTATGGAGGTAAGTTAGCATTAGTTCCACTAGATCCTGTAGTAGAATTAGTTACAGATATACCTGTTGTAGCTGTTTGAATAGATGTTGTATCACTTCCCGGAGCAAGAGTAAATTCTTGATAGCTACCACCATATCCATTATCATCACCTTCTTTACCATAGCCCCAAGTATGTTTGTGTCCAGGATCATTTACTGTGGCTGTGTGAGTATGGCTAACAACGATAGAATCTTTACTACCTCCTGTTTGTGTATAACTTCCAGTAACGCTAGTTCTTGCTTGGCTACTACTGTCTGCGTATGCACCAATAATAAATTTATTTCTTAAATCAGGAGTTCCATTAGCACCATTACATAATAACCAACCACTTGGAATTGTAGCAATCGTGCCTGACCACATCATAATCATTCCAGCTACAAATGCGTTACCCCAAGTTGGAGTAACTCCACTACCTTGTGATACTAAAACTTGTCCTGATGATCCAGATGCTCCATCCAGTTGAAAGTTTCCTGTAACATTTAATGTTCCTGAAGAAGTTGTAGTTCCTGTTAAAGAGTTTGTTCCAGTTCCTGTTATGTTTCCAGATGTACTAATTACAGTTGAACCCCCTACAGTTCCACCAGTAATAGATACACTATTAGAATTTTGTGTAGCAATGCTTCCAAGTCCTAAACTGGTTCTTGCAGTAGATCCTGATTCTACAACCCATGTTGAACCGTCTCCAACAATAAAATTACCATCTGTTTTTGCTAAAGATCCAAGATTAGTTAAATCTGCGTCATACGCTTGAACATTTGTACCAATAACTAATCCTAAATTTGTTCTTGCTCCAGAAGCTGTAGAGCTTCCAGTTCCTCCTGATGCAACTGGTAATGTATCACCTGATACTCCACTTTGCCAATCTTTAAGATGTGCCATAACCTCACGAATAGCATTATTAATGCCTGAAGGTGGACAGCTTTCTGCAATATTAATACCATCTACATCGGTATTATTGGTTGCAATTGAATCGTATTCTGATATTTTGGTTTTTGCCATGTTTTATCCTTGTCGTGACCATGTATTTGATTCAGGTGTATCTTCCACCCATACTTCGTTTCCAGATGATACAGTAGACCATGTTTCTGATCCTACATCACTATCTGACCATTCTTCTCCTAACACATAACCTAAAGCAGTTATTGTGCCATCTGTGCTTATAATTGCATCACCACTAAATGTCGCATTTGCTAAACATTGTGCTAAAGCTTCTGAATTAACAGATCCATTACCACTGTAGACCAAGCCTCCTAATGCTGTTACTGTTGCATCACCATCTACACTTGCTGTAGCTCTTGCCTCACTAAATCCGTTAGCTGTAACGCTAACATTAGCAAATAAAGAACCACTTGCTATTGCAAGAGAGAATCCATCTGCATTAAATAACGCATACCCTACTATAGATCCACTATTATTTCTAATTCTTAAATATGTTAAAGATGCACTTGCTGTAGCATTAACTGATCCAGAAACTGTTCTTAATCTTGTGGCATCTATTGTAACCAATCCAGATGTATTAATGCTTCCAATGCCATGCAATATTAATATAGCATCAGAATTAACTGTAGCTGTAGATAATATATTTCCAGTAGATGTACGCAGTCTTAAAGCAGAAGATATGACTGTAGCATCAACATTAATAGAGCAAGACCCTGTAACAATCGTAAAGCCTAAAGAACTAAATGGAGATTGAGCAAATGGAGTTATGCCAAACATTACACACCAAGTGTTGGTGAATTTGCATCTATCTCTGCTTGTTTGTCAGCAAGAGTCTTTACTACGCCTAAATCAAATGCTTGTGTAACTTGAGCATCTTCACCTGTTGCAAGCTGTACATTGTTTTCATTACAATGTTTAACAAGTAATGTGATGATTTCATCTTTAGCAATTCTTGCTCTATTGTGCAGTGCATTGTCTGCCCAATCTTGAACTGACATTGCTGCATACTCTAGTGCTTTATATTCTGTGTCTGTTAATGTAATTGTTATATTCATTATGTTATCCTAAAAATTCAACTGTAAAAGAATCATAACCAGCGTGTTTTCCACCATGATTAAGTGTTGCACTTAATGTATCATTAGCTGCACAACTGATAATAGCCATACAAGTATTAATATTATATCCAGTATTTGATGTATAACCAGTAGTAACTCCACCACCATTTTTATTAATTGAAACATTTAAAGCGTAGGTTGTTAATACAGAATCTACCATGCAATGTTGAGTAACTTTATATCGACCAGCTACAGGACAAGTAAAAAGTCCTGTTGTAGCGTTGTAATGACTGCCAGGATTATAAGCTGGATTTGCATATTTTAAAACTACTGGAGAACCTGGACTAGTACTTGTTGCTGGGGCAGACACAGCAAAAGCCATAGGTTTATTTGGTTCAGTTACATAACCATTAGAGTCTATACGCATACGCTCAGTAGCGGTTCCTGACGACCCAGTTTTGAAAATTAATCCGTTATAATTTGAATCCAAAGAAAGAAAATTTGTACTTGAAGGTCGATAAATTCTACCGATAGTTGCGGTTCCCGCAGAATTAAACGAAATATAATTTTGATCTACACCAACAGCATTATTATTGTCTAAAATTAGTGCGTATGTACTTCCTGTCGTATAAGACTGAAGTTTTGCGGTAGGGCTACTCGTACCAATACCTACATTGCCACCATTTAAATAACTATTTCCAGATGTATTTAAATATACTTTTGTTGTAGAAGTAGCAGCTCCAGTATCTTGCTCATATAAATAAAATTGAGTAGAACGTGGATTACCACCTCCACTATACAATTTAGCTACCTGAGTAATTCCATCAGAACTTGAGCGGCTCCATCTAAAATCTGAAACATATCGACCGAGCCTTATATCAAAAATATCACCACTAACATCATCACAAAACATTTGAACTAATGGATTATATGCTAAATCACTGAATTGCCCTAATTGTAATGCAGCTGAATTAGCACTTGTGCCTCTAAAATGTGCATTACCGTTAACTTCTAGCATTTCAGAAGGATTAGTTAAACCAATACCTACATTGCCATTAGAGTCTATACGCATGCGTTCTGTGCCAGTAAGTGTTGTTGTGTTTGCTGCTGTATGAAATGAAATTCTTGTTGCAGCATTAAAAACACCTGTACCTCCACCTATCAATACGGCATTTTCACCTGAAGTAATTGATGAAAATAAAACACCAACTGGCTCTTCTGCATTAGTGTAATGAGGTACACCAAATCGCATTACTTTTTGTGTAGCATCTGTTAAAGTTGATGCGCTAGAGTCAGCTCCAGCTAGTAAAGTATACAAACCATCTTGCACCTGTAATCTATAAGTAGGGCTACTAGTACCAATGCCTACATTACCGCTAGAGGTAATACGCATCTTTTCTGCGTTGTTTGTTTGGAAGGTCATATTATTTAAATAGTCATAACCAACACGTGCTAGTTTTACATTATTTACGGCAAAACTGTAGGCAGAATCTCCAGACGAACTACAATTAACAATAACTCCATTGTTTCCAGAATTATTCCCAACAACAAGCTGTCTTAATCCTGTTCCAGTTATATCATTTGGACTATTTGTACCTACTCCTACAAGATTATTAGCAGAGTCAACGACGAGCGTGGTGGTGTCTGCCGTTAAGTCAGTCGTAGTCAGGCTAGTTAGACCCGTAATCGTTACCGAGTCTAGTGTAGATAAGCCTGTTATGGTTCCGTCGCCGTTGAGTGATACTGCCATGGTTGTCTATCCTATATTATTGCCAAGGGTTAGGCAAAGTTTCAATTTTTGGGTTCTTTTGGTCTTCAATCTGACTCGCCAAGTTAGCTTCTTGGTCTGTTTTAAAGTCTTCAGATGAGTCCCAAACCCAAGCTAATACATCTGCTTCAGTTAAGTCAGCGTAGTCTACGAAGTTATCTGGCGTAGGGTCACCTACACCGATTGAGCCATACACGGTTGCTGTGTATGTATCTTCACCGACAACGTCTTCTGCATTAGCACGCCAATGCACTGTTTGAACAACGTCAGTTAAACCATCTTTAGATGGAGCAGTGTCCATTGAGTCGACCACCCAGTTGTAAGTGATTGCCATTATTTATCTCCTTCTTTAACTTCTTTTTC